TTTCAAAAAACCATTGTTTTTAAATAAAATTCCTAATTATTATGTCGCAAAATAACGCAAAAGGATTACCAAACCAAAAGATTCCATTCTCTCAAAAGAATAAATCTTGGCAACAAGATACTATTGATTATTATATAGAAAGAGTTGGTGTTGGTGGTGGAGATAGTGTTCATAATAGATATGAGCGTATGAATATTGCTTATGGTCTATATGACTCTGAATTTGATAAAAACGATTTTAAATATGTAACAGATCCATATGATGTAGGAGATACTTTTCCTGCAAATATACAGAACTATAATATTATACGACCAAAAGTAGATTTATTAGTTGGGGAAGAATCTAAAAGACCTGACGATTTTCATGTTATACAAACTAATTACGATGTTATATCAACTGTCCAAGAGGAGTATAAGGCTAGACTTATGCAGGTTATTAATGCTACTTTAAGAGGAGAAGAGTTTCCTATAACTATGCAAGATGTTCAAAAATATATGAAGTATAATTATAAGACTATGGCTGAAGAAGTTGCTTATAATATGCTTAAATATTTAAAAGAAAAATTAAATATAAAAAATGAATTTTTAAAGGGTTGGTTTGATGCACAAGCTGCTCGTATGGAACTATATTTTACTGGTACTATAAATGGTGAACCAGTTATAGAAAGAGTAGATCCTAGAGATTGTGATTTTGATATAGATGCTACTACAGATTTTATAGATCAAAAGAACTGGTTTCGTAGATCATTTTATATGTCTCCTTATGCTTTATATGATAGACTTAGGGATCTATTGGACGAAGATGATTTAGATACAATGTTAGCTGAGATAAGCCAAGGTGGTATAAGTTCTTCTGCAAGTCAACTTAGCGCTACAAAAGATGGTGGTATACGTTGGTCAGAAAATTTAGCAAATAGATTTATGGGTAGTGGTAATAAACCGGCTCCATCAGAAGAATTATATTGTCATCATGTTACATGGCGTTCTTATACAAGGATAGGTTTTTTAACTGTAGATTTACCAGATGGTGGCACCGATATTATAGTTGTAGATGAGACATATGAACCCATGCCAGATGATAAAATAGAATGGGAATGGGTTGATGAAATATGGGAAGGTTATAAGATTGGTGAAGATTTGTATAAAGCTCGTCCTATTCCATATCAACATAGATCATTAGAATCTATAAATGATAATAGGTTACCTTATACAGGTGTGGTATATAATTCTACAAATGCTTTTGGTAAATCATTAATAGAGCTCATGAAACCATTACAATACATGTACATGGTTATATGGTATAGAATTGAACTTGCTATAGCAAAAGATAAAGGTGCTATACTTAATATGGATATTACTCAAATTCCTAAAAAATATGGCATTGATATTGATAAATGGTTACATTATCTAAATGCATTAGGTATAAACTTTATTAATCCTTATGAAGAAGGATGGGATGTTCCTGGTCGCGAAGGTGGTAAAATGGCACCTTTTAATCAGATATCTGCTCAAAATCTATCAACTATACAAACAATAGATAGTTATATTCAACTTCTTGAGAAGATTGAAATAATGATTGGTGAGATAGTTGGTATAACAAAACAACGAGAAGGCTCTATAAACACAAGAGAATTAGTAGGTAATGTTGAGAGATCCGTTCAACAGTCATCCCATATAACAGAACCTTTATTCTGGTTACATAATCAGTGTAAGCGTAGAGTATATAATATGTTGATAAACGTTGCTCAACATCAATATAGTAATTCGGATAAAAAGAAATTACAATTTGTTTTATCAGATGGTGCTAGAACATTTCTTGATATTAGTGATGATTTTATATATGCAGATATTGATGTATTTGTAAGTGATTCTACCAAAGATTCTCTTAATATAGAAGCTCTTAAATCATTACTACAACCTGCAATGCAGAACGGTGCTACTATACTAGATGCTGCAGAAATACTTACTGCTGATAATATGAGTATGATAAAACTCAAATTACAGGACATTGAGGATCGTAGGATGCAAATGATTCAACAACAGCAAGAGCAAGAAGCTATGATGGCTGAACAACAAATGATGATAGATCAACAAAAAGCTGAAGACGAGTACAATCTTAGACTTGAAGAAATTAGAGTAAAAGAAGAGGATAGTATAAGAAAGGCAGAAACAGCTTTACAAGTTGCTATGATTGGTGCAGAAAATCAAATAGAAGAAATGCCAGAAGATAACTCTTTTCAAGAGTCTTTGGAAAAACAAAGAATGAGATTAGAAGAAGAAAAAGCTCGTAGAGATGCTACACTTAAAGAGCGCGCACAGAAAGAGACTGAACGTAAAAATAAAGTAGCTGAAAAACAAAAGGAAAAAGAGCTTAATATTCGTAGAATACAAGCTAAGAAAAAACCAACAACAACTAAAAAATAATAATTATGGCTGACGATAAGAAAGACTTATTTCAAGGATTTGATGCGCTCTCGTCATTGATATATAAAGACGATGGTAGCGATGACCCCAAGGCTAAATCTAGGGACGATGATTCTGATGACGATATTCCACCTAAGGATACAACAGATGATGATGACAAAACAGATGATAATAAAGATAATGATTCTTCTACAGACGATGATTCTTCTACAGATGATGATAAGAAAGATAATGATACCGATGATGATAATAAAGATGATCTAAGTCAATATGAAGGAGAAGTTAGTTCTTATTTTGCATCTGATTTGGCTGAGAAGTTAGGTATAACTATACCTGAAGATATGGAAGTTAAAACACTTGATGATGTTGTTGATTTACTTATTCAAGTTGTTAAAGATAATTCAAAACCTACATTTGCAAACGAAGAATTAGAAAACTTAAATAAATTTGTTAGTGAAGGGGGAGATATTAAATCTTATTTTAATGAAGTATACAGTGGTGCATTAGATCTAGAAAATATAGATGTTAGTATTGATAGAGATCAGAAAGCAATTCTTAGAGAGCATATGCTTAATCAAGGATATAAGGAAGAGAAAATTAAACGTGCTATAGATCGATATGAAGACGCTGGCGTTTTACAAGATGAAGCGGAAGAAGCTCTTGAATTAGTAAAAGAATTCAGAGATAAAAAAGCAAAAAAGCTATTAGCAGAACAAGAAAAGTTTGCACTCGATGAACAAAAAGCGAAACAAGAGTTTGTTGATACTGTATATAATACAGTAGGGCAGTTGAAAGATGTTCGTGGCGTTACTCTTTCAGAAATAGAACGCAAAGAACTTTTGGATTATATGTTTAAAACAGATAAGACTGGTTTAACTGCAATGCAAAAAGATTATCAAGATCCGAAAAAAAGGATTAATAATTTAATAGAGACAGCATATTTTATGAAGTATGCTGATAAAATAATTTCTGAAAATAAAAAACAAGGCGAAAAAAAAGCAATAGAGGACATTCGTAAAAAGTTTAAAGCAGGTAAAGACAAGCGTAGCGCTGGGGGCAATACGAGTTTTAGTGGAACTTCCGAACCTCTTCTTAAAATAAGTTCCTTGTTAAATAAATAATAACTAAATTTTAATAAACAATGATTGACAACGTTCTTAACAATTTGCAGATCTACAAAACCAAGTGGACCTCAGATTTAAAAGACGAAGCAGAACTTTCAAGGTTACTCCTGACTGCTCCTCATAAGATGCCGGGTATTATATCTACTATATTCGGTCGTTTCGATCAGGGTAGTGTTCTTGATTATATCACAGGCGGCATGGGCCGTACAACTGTGATTGAGAACTCTACTTATGAATGGGATGTTATGATTGAGCACGATAAGGCAATCGTTATTAAACGTGCTGTATTCAATGGTGCTGAAATTACTTCTAGCACTCTTGGTGTATATCCTGGTCTTGCAGGTTCTACATTCCAGATTTGGGTCGCTGAAAAGTGGTTTGGTCCTGGTGCAATTGTAGAATTTGATGATAATAAATTCCAGGCACGTGTTATTGGCGAACCTTATATGGATGGTAACGATTACGTCTATACATTAACATGTTCAGATGGGAAAGAGGAATCGTTCGTTCCGCCTTCACTTTTACTTCCTGGTTCAAGGGTTAGTCGTTTAGCATCTGCTTATGAAGAGTGGAGCGATGAGGCTGACATTTTCAATGCTCAGACTCCGTTCAAACTTCGTAACCAGCTTACAACTACTCGTGCTTCTTACGATATTAGTGGTACTGCTTTCTCTACTGTTATGGTGATCTCTATGAGGGATCCTCAGACAAAGAAAGAAACAAAATATTGGTCTGTATATCAAGAGTGGACTGCTTGGCGTCAGTGGTATGAGCGTCTTGATAGGCTTATGGTCTATTCAAAATATAACGCTGCTGCTGATGGTACTGTTGCCCTTAAGGGTACCAATGGCCGTCCGGTTCGTATTGGTGCAGGTTTTCTTGAGCAAATTGCTCCTGCAAATAGGCGTCCTTATACGACTCTTACATTAGAAATTCTTGATAGTTTCTTATCAGATCTTTCTTATAATATTAAAGGTTTTGGTGATCGTAACTTTGTCGGTCTGTCTGGTGAAATGGGTCTTCGTGAATTTGACCGTGTTCTCCGTGATAAAGCATCTGGCTATACCCTTATGGATAAGTCAGTGTTCATCACTGGTTCTGGTCAGGAACTGACTCTTGGTGGGCAATTTGTAACATACAAAGGGCTTAATGGTATTACTCTTACTCTTAAGCATCTGCCTATTCTTGATGATGTGGTTCACAACCGTAAACTTCATCCGGTAAGTGGTAAACCTCTCGAATCATACCGTATCCTTATAGTGGATACCAGTATGCGTGATGGTGAGGCTAACTTACGTAAGATAGTCCGCAAAGATCGTGAACTTGTTGTATGGCATACCGCTGGTTCAGTAGCTCCTGGTTCAGGACACGCTAAATCAATCAGTACGCTTCGTTCAAATGCTAAGGATGGGTACTCAGTACATTTCCTTTCAGAGTTTGGCGTAATGCTTGCTGATCCTACGACTAGTGGCGAATTATATTGCGATGCTGAATAATACTGAATGTGATGTGGGGTGATGAGTAATCACCCCTTACATTCTTATGTTTAACTTTTAAAATCTATAACTATGCAAGTTATATTGCGCCCAATAGGCTGGAATAAATGGTCAGGTATATTAAAATATAAAAATTGTTTTGATGATCTGGGACCATATTTAACAAGATCAGGTGCTATGTACACTGGTCTTTCATTAGAAGATGAAAAAAGACTTGGTTCATTATTAGGCCAAGATTTATCTAGGTCGGCTACAAATCCTTTTTGGATTAACTTTAGGATACGTACTTCTGTAAATGATATTATATTTGATACAGAAGACCCTTTAGATGAATTAAAGTATTTATTTTGCAGAGGTCATAAACGTGTAAAAAGTTCTTTATTAGAACAAAAAGCAACTGCTGATTTTGTATTAATAAATAGGGATGAAGAAGCCAAAGTTGAAAATAGTTTTAATAGGACTAAACGAGACGCTGTAAAAGAATTTGATAAATTAACTCCTACTGAAATACGCAAAGCATTACGATTATTTGGTTATAATGCTGATAGTATGTCATCTGAAGTTGCTGAGAATAGATTATATACATTTGTAGAATCTAACCCTCAGAAATTTTTAGACAAATGGGTTAATAATAAATCTCGTGAAGTTGAGGCATTAATTGAAACAGCTATATCAAAAAATATTATTCGAAGAAATAAGAATATATATAAGTATGGCTCTGAAATTATAGGTCAAAGTCTTGAAGATACTGTTAACTATTTAATGACTCCTAATAATCAAGATATAAGATTGGCTATAATGAGTGCTTGCGATACTAAAGATTATTATATTGCAGGTGAGGCTTCAAAAGAGGATATTGAATCTTCATTAGAATCTTCGGAAG